CAGGTCTGCGATTGCTTCAACTGGCCTGTGGGCTAACGCCGAGATGGCGCGTCACACACGGTTCGGTGAGCAACTCGTGGTTGGGGGCAAGCTCTTTTTCGTTCCTAAGACCACTGAGATTTCGCGAACATGCTGTACCGAGGCTAACGTCGACATGCTTATTCAAAAAGCAGTCTGCGTACACCTCGAGCGCTGTCTTGACAGGTTCTATGGGATCCGATTGGACCTCCAGCCTGACATTAACCGCGAGCTTTGTCGAGTAGGGTCGGAAACTGGTGCTTATGGCACCATCGACCTTGTCTCGGCTAGCGACAGCATCTCTGTTGAGCTCATCCGTCTCAGCCCGATACCTCCGTTCATGCGAGCGGTGATTCAGGCCTCGGCAGGTGATAAGGCCGTCCTTCCAGACGGCTCGATTATCAACAAAGGAATGATCAGCACAATGGGTAACGGTTTCACGTTTCCATTGCAGACGATCATATTCGCGAGTGTGGTTCGGGCCGTGTACATCGCCATGGGGTTACCCATGCGATGTCCTTTAGGACGACCCAACTTCGGGGTTTTTGGCGACGATATCGTGGTGGACCGTAAGGCCTACTATAGTGTCGTCTCCTTTCTCCAAGTTCTGGGTTTCGAGGTAAACGACCAGAAGTCGTTTAACACAGGTTCGTTCCGCGAGTCTTGCGGCCATGACTACTTCCGCGGGTACCAAATCCGCGGGGTCTATATCAGGTCACTAGAGACTCATCAGGATGTGGCGAGTGCTTTTAACAGACTCGCGCGCTGGGCGGCTCGACACGACGTGCGGCTTGACCGCACGTTAGCTCTTCTCCGCGCCTGGCTGCCGGATCGGCTTCCGCTGATCCCGCCCTGCCATGGCGATGACGAGGGCATCCACGTGCCGTTTGTTCTAACGACCCCTAAGGTCTCTTCTACATATTGGTTTAAGTACCGCTACTGGAAGAGGAGGCTCAGGGTTGTGGAGCTGCCAGAGCCCGATGAGTACCTCCCAGGGGCTGACGCCCTTGGAGTTGGTATCCTATCGGGTCACATCAGGCGTAGTGAGCGCAGTATCAGGGATCGTGACGTCTGCCCTGCCCTTAAGGTTTCCTTCGGCTCTGATTGGGCCGTTACGGACACCACCAGGGTTCGGCCTGACGACACTCCCCTCAGCTTCTCGCCGAGGGTTAAACCTGACAATCCTGCTCACTACAAAATCGCCACTGCTACCGTGCCCTACTGGGATTATCTCCCCTCAGGCATACTGGCAGAGCGTATCGCACGGGAGTGCGATAGCTGGGATCGCTGGAAGGCGATCCTGGCGGGTCTAGTCGCTCAGTGAGTGACTAGATAGGAGGGGGCCATCAGCCCACTACCTAAGGAGAAGCGCC